GAAAAAAGAGTTCCAAATAAAAAAGTGTAAATTGTGTGAATATAATGATTAAAATATATATTTGACAATTTTATCCCTATTAAATATATAAATGTCCTTGTCAATATTTTTATTTATCATAATATTCTTAATTGGGTTATATTTTTATGCCAAAAATGCTGACCCCAACCATTTGGAAGGACTTACCGGAAATGACAAACCACGATGTCCTAATATGCTTATTCAAAAGGGAGCCGGGTTTTATTTGTATAACTCTTCCCTCGCAAAAGTCCCAGGCGTGAATCCAATTGAATTTGATAATTTAGAAGATTATGTTGAATTTTTAGATTGGCAAAAAAGTCAAAATATTCGGTGTCCTGTTTTATATTTACAAGAATCATATAATGCACAAGGAAAACCTTGCTATGTAGTTAGACCAGGGGTAAGCGAACCTCAAGGCGGATTACCCCCATGTACTCCTAAAAACCCTAATCCTACTTTATTAGTGGATGCTACTCGCAATGATGCACCTTATAATAAAAATTCATACCCTGCATATGATAATACGAACCAAGATATTGGAGCAACGACACCTTTAGATGCAATGAACCAACAACAACAAGGATTACTTTTTAGTCCTAATGCAATGGACCCTAATTGGGGAGGTTCTAAATATACACAATCTTTAATTGATAAAGGATTTTATAAAGATAATGAGGTTTCCATTGCGATACCTTAATTAGAACTATCTACATGGCTCATGATACTATTTAGTGCGGATTTTACATTATTTAATGCTACCAAGTCCATTAAATCTTTCTGTGGATTAGAAGGATTCACACTTAATGCTTTTTCCAACATTAATGAATTGACTAAATCATCAATTGCCATTATGCTATTTTCATAGTCAGAACGATATTTACTTATTAATAATATATCTTGCATTTTTATTACTTGTGCTTTAATATTTGCTGCATAAGATGGAGAATTGCCGGCAATTCCATTACTGGTTGAATTAGTAGAAGTGGTAGTTGGTCGTGTAGCATCTTTTTGTGTGCTTGTAGAGCCAGAGCCAGACTCGCGATTTTGCATATATTCTTTGATATTTACTGTTCTAAATATTATATAAATCAAAAAACAAATACTTGCAAAAATAAAAATATTCATAATCATATCTTTATTCATTTTTTATTTATATATTTGATATGGATTAAAATATTCTTTTTTTATTGTTTTATTTTTTCTATGTTTATTTTTATATTTATTGTTTTTACATTTTCAATAAATATTTCTTTATGTTTTCTATGCATGTTTTATTTATTTTTCTAGTTTGATTTTTAGCATTTGTATAACTAATGTCATTTAAACAAGTTATGTCGTTTTCTACAGCTTTTATTAATCCTTGAATGTGTTTAAATTTATTTATAACAGCAATCGCAGTGACTGAACTAATTCCTGGAATTTGACACAATATAATTTCATCAATATTATCAGTAGTAATATTTTCCTTTTTTACTCTTTTTACTACATTAATATAATCTTTATCAGATGATTCTTTTTCTTTTTCATTAGGTATCATGCTTTCTATCTCTTTATCATCTTGATTATCATTTTGATTCGCGTCTTGATTCTCTTCTTTTTTACATGTATCAATTGTGTCAGCATCCGGTATAATTTGTCTAATTTGTTTGAAATTGGAATAATACGCCTTTTTATTTTCTAACTCTGATTTTGTTAATTTATTAGTTGTGTTGCATAAAAAAATAGCGGTTTCGTCTATGGAAAATGTTCTTATAACAGAAAAACCCTTTGTGTAATTGAGAGAGAAAATAGCAGAATATAATGTAAGTTTTTCTATATGTTGATTTTCTCTAAATCGGTTTACTCTATTGACATCCCCTTCAATTAAATAAATAATATTATGATTTGGGTGATTTAATCCAGACAAACGATAAGATTGCTCTTCATATCGTCCATCTTTAATACTTGCTATTAAATCATTAACGGACTTTCTCTCTATAATTAATCTTTCTTCTGTTCCATTTGAAATAATAATATCTCCAATCGGCAAATTTTCAGTTGTTAAAACAATATTTTTAAAAGATGGAATCGTTTCAATTAGTTGTTTCATTTTTTGAATTAACTCTTGTTCGCGAATGTCCACCTTAATGTTCATATAAGATAATGTAGTAAATAGTTATTAAATTATTTTTTACATTAATTAATTTTTTACGAATTAAGGTTAATTTTAACCCATATTTCCACCGTGGACTGCTCGGTATCCATACTTTTGTGTTTGAATAGTAGTATTAGGGACACATCGGAGTGGTAGTTTTTGAGGAGCACCTCTTAAAGTAGGATTAGATTGCATAAACCACCCGATTCTAGGCGCAAGTCCGGATTTTTTTGGGCCACCACACGAAGGTCTGTTAACAATTGACGCTTGATTTCTTGCCATTTTTCCACCGCTCATATAGACCATTTTATATAATACTTAAATATTTTATTTATTTTAAATGATTAAATTACTCTAAATATTTGAATATGAATCCACCAGCGGTATTTTGCTTTTTATATAATACAGCTTTAATACTACTATAACAAATATCTAATTGAATACTAGCTTCCTTAATTGTATTAAATGTTTGAATTGTATTCGTTTCTAAATCATGCTGACTAATTTTTCTTTTATGCCCCTTTGTTAACCCTACTTTATGTGAGTGTAAATTATTTTCAGAACATGTAACCCATTCTAAATTATCACGATTATTATTTATTTTATTGCCATCAATATGATTTACAAAAGGTTTATTTTCTTTATTTTCTAAAAAGGATAACGCAACTAACCTATGTAAGGCGTATTTTTTAATATTTACTCTAAGATAAATGTATCCGCTATGGTGTGGTTTATAGTCTTTCATTATTACCCCTTTCTTATTTTTAAATCTTCCTAAAGAAGAAATATAATATCCTTTTGTATTTTCTTTCTCAATATTAATTTCTTTCCAAATTTCATTTTCTAAATTCTCACATTTATCTAATTCCCATTTAAACCCAAATGAATATTTATAAAGTCCTCTACTAGCGAAACTAATAGATGATTTAATAGAGCATAAATTTTTTGATACACCTTTCTCAAATAACCATTGACTTGCTTCTTCAAGTGAGTTATATTTTTCTAATTTTTCACCTGAATTTATATCTGTTCGCCAAACTATTAATTTTTGATTTGTTGTTTGTATAACTCCAGCACTTCTATGAATACAATTTTCTTTGTTTGTTGTCCATTCAAGATTAGACAGCTTATTATTTAATCCATTCTTATCTATATGATTGACTTGTGCTTTACTTTCTGGATTTGATATAAATGATAGCGCTACTAATCTATGAACAGGGAATGATTTTGTTTTTACATTTGATAATCCAACAGAATAATAACCTCCTATATTTGCGGGTTTCAATATTCTTCCTGTTTTTGAATTTCTTACATTGCCAAATGAAGATACTTCATAATTATCATAATTCATAACAGGTTTCCACTCTTCTGTATCCTCCATATATAATGATATATATTGTCTTTAAATCAATTTAAAATTATATATATGGGTTATATGAAAAAGGTGGAAACCTGTTATGAATTAAGAATTGCTAAAATTAAAATAATTATGCGTTTTAATAACAATATTATTATATATTATTATATAATGAGTCTTTGTAGTATAGTGTCTATCGGATTTTTATTGATGTATTTTAATACAACAGTGATTTCTTCTGTTGCTCCTAGTACAAAACTATCTACTAGGGTTCCAAGTATTAAACCTAGTAGAACTCCAACTAGTTCCAAACCATCTACCAGGATTCCAAGTATTAAACCTACTACAACTCCAACTAGTTTTAACACATATACTAATATTCCAAGTATTATACCTAGTGAAGTACCTAGTGAAGTACCTAGTGAAATACCTAGTGAAGTACCTAGTGAAGTACCTAGTGAAGTACCTAGTAAAATACCTAGTGAAGTACCAACTAGTTTCAACCTATCTACTAATATTCCAATTATTACGTATAGTGAAGTGCCAAGTAGTATGCCTAGTAGTATACCTAGTATTATATATAGTGAAGTACCAACTAGTTTCAACCTATCTACTAATATTCCAATTATTACATATAGCGAAGTACCAAGTAGTATACCTAGTATTATATATAGCGAAGGACCAACTAGTATTCCAAGCAGTATATCTACTAGTATTCCAAGTATTGCGTCTAGTCTAGTGCCAATTAGTTTTAATCAATTTACTAATGTTCCAAGTATTACATTTAGTGAACTGCTAACTAATATTCCAAGTATTACATCTAGTAATATCCCAAGTATTGTCCCCACTAAAATGACTATAATTACACCATCTAGTAATAATGTAGACTATGATGATTACGATGATGATGATAAAATCACTGTAACAATTTTATGTGTAGTTATTATTATTCCAATATGTATATTTTTATGTTGTGTAGTATTATTAATTATATTGTATAGAAGACAAGAACAAAATCAACAAACAGAACCGACAAGTTCAGAAGAAGAACCAATCTCAGAAAATGAAGTAACAATTATTATATAATGTAAAAAAGTAAAAAATGAAATATTTTGTAGATGCATACAAATATAAACAATATGATATTATGTCTACGAATTACGGAAGACCTTTGTGTAAACAAGCAACTTGGAATAAAGCCAGAATAATTCCTAGAAAAGACCCTGCTGTTTGGAGAATGGATAAAGGGGGAAATGTAATAAGATATAGTCATCATGGAAAACATCAATCCAAATTTGGATGGGATATTGACCATATTATTTCTAAAGCAGATGGTGGTTCAGATATTATTGAAAATTTACAACCTCTAAGATATGATGTAAATCGTAGCTGTGGAAAAAAAACAAATAAACCGGGCATGAATATGAAAAAATTGCATGATGCAAGAAAAGAAAAGCAATTAGAACGAAACCCAAATGCCTTTTTGAAACCACGCGCGAACGTTAATTCACCGATAATTGAAAATGCGGTTATGTTTGTAAAACAGTCTCCATTAACGAATTCAAAATTAGCAAAGATAATAAAAATAAAAAAACATACTATAACAGTCCATTGGTTGCATGCAAATTATCTAGAAGTTCTTGTGAATGATACAGATTTGTTTGAAGAATTGCCTCTTACGCGTAATCGTAATTATAATTGCAATTCTATTTCATGATATATATTATATAAAAAATACATATAAAGTCAAAAATATATACTTTATATAATCTACAAACAATGAACGAAATGACTCCCAAAAATATCATGAATGACGATGATATTGTGAAAAGTGATGAAGGATTAATATTTAACCCTTATAATTCGTTAAATACTGAGATTACATTGAATGACATTCAATCTATTCTTACTAAATACGGAATTCCCCCAATTGTTCATAATATATCCCTTTATAAACGTGCATTTGTTCACCGGTCTTACACCAAAAGACCTCATTTTGAAAATGCATTGCAAAATATAATTATTGTAGAGAAGCCGGATGATTGTATGCATTTAAGTAGTAAATCAAATGAACGTTTAGAATTTCTAGGAGACGGTATTCTAGAATTAATTACCAAATTTTATCTTTATAGACGATTCCCCAAAGAAAATGAAGGGTTCATGACAGAGAAAAAAATAGCAATTGTTAAAAATGAGGCGATTGGAAAAATTGCACTTGAAATGAAATTAAACGATTGGCTAATTATTTCCAAACATGCAGAAGAAAAAAAAATACGAACAAATTTAAAAAAATTGGGGTGTCTATTTGAATCTTTTTTAGGTGCCCTTTTTTTAGATTTTAATAAAATAAATGTGAAGGATGAAGACGGCTGGTTTTCCAATTTATTTGTAAGCGGGAATGGATTCCAAACAGGTATTGGATTCCAAATGGCACAAAAATTTGTGGAAAATATTTTTGAGAAACATATTGATTGGATAAAATTGATTCAAAATGACGATAATTATAAAAATATCTTACAGGTAAAAATACAAAAAGAATTCAAGGTGACACCGTGCTATTTGGAGATGGAGCATGATGCGGAGCTAGGATATAAAATGGGAGTATATTTATGTTTAGGTCAATCTATTCATCAATTAAATTCAATAGATTCGGTAGATATTGATAGGTTTAAAACATTTAAAGCTATTCAGGATTATGTAGCAAAACATGGAAAAATTTTTTTATTTATGGGAAAGGGACAACATAAAATAAAAAGAAAGGCGGAGCAAATTGCTTGTAACGAAGCCTTGCAATTTATGGAAACGAACAATTAAAACTGGAAAGGATGTTAATTTATTTCGTATTTTTATGTACGAGAATACATACAATTTGTAAAAGTTTTATATGTTGATTTTATATATATGAATCCTTTAGAAGCATTAAAAGATAAATTAAAAATTAAACCAGCCGTTGTTGAACGTAAACAAGTGGCTGTTGTAATAAAGGGAACAAAAAAACAAATTCTGACTCCTAAAAAAGTTCAAGAGGAAGAAGAAGGAAAGGAAGAAATAGGACAAGAGACAGAAGAAAAAGGAAAAGAAGAGGAAAAAGAAGAAGTAATACAACCTGTTACAATTATTGATAAACGCAGTGATGGTTATGATAGAAACGCATTGCTTAAAAAAGTAACTGAAAATAAGTTATCTAAAGTAACTATTAAACCAGTTTTATTACCAACTATTTCAGAAGAACCTATAACAAAACCGGTTGAAATGCCAAAAAGGGCAAAGAAAATAAAAGATACAAAAAAGACCAACCTCATTATTTTAGAAGATGATGACGATGAAGAACCTGAACAAAAAGTAGTAGAACTTGGTGAAAGAGAAGCGACTGGAGAAAGAGAAGAGCTTGAACAAAAGGACGCAGAACCTGAAGAAGAAGAAGAAAAAGAAATCACCATAGTGGTTAAAAAAAAAGAAAGAAAAACAAAAAAAATAGAAAAGGGGATAGCCGTTTTGGGTCCAGAGTCAGTTGTTGTAATAGGCGATACTCCTATTGCAGATAGAATACCTAAAAAATCTGCACCAATAAATATCAAGGTCTCTAGTTATTACATGAACAATCGCGAGATATTTGTAAACTTTATTAATTCAATGTTTGAACCATATAAGAGAGAATTACAAGAAAATAAGGAAAGCATTTCGTGTGATACAATCGGCAAAGATTCAGGTGATTTTTCTCTCTTAACCCATCAAAAAATTGTAAGAGACTATATGAATTTGTATACTCCTTATCGTGGTTTGTTGTTATACCATGGACTAGGTTCTGGGAAAACATGTACTTCTATTGCTATTGCAGAAGGTATGAAAGATACGAAACGAATTGTTATTTTAACTCCTGCTTCTTTGCGTACCAATTATATAGAAGAATTAAAAAAATGCGGAGACCTTATGTATAAAAAAAACCAATATTGGGAGTGGATTTCAATTGAAGTAAATCGTGATTTGGTGCCAGTTCTCTCTTCAGTATTGAATTTGTCGGTTGATTATATTACACGAAAAAAAGGGGCTTGGTTTATTAATATTACCAAAAATTCTAATTATGTAGAATTAAATAGTTTGGATAAAAAATCGTTAGATGACCAATTAGATGAAATGATACGGTCAAAATATACATTCATTAATTATAATGGGTTACGCACAAAACGATTAGAAGAATTAACAGCTGGATTTACCAAAAACTTATTTGATGATTCTGTTGTTATTATTGACGAAGCCCACAATTTAATTAGTAGAATTGTAAATAAAATAGAAAAAGAAAAACCGATTGCGGAATCTGAAAGAGGAGAGAAAGAACATGCGCCTAAACATTTGTCAGTCAAGTTATATGAATATCTGTTAAGCGCTAAAAATGCGAGAGTCATTTTATTATCAGGAACGCCCGTTATTAATTACCCGAATGAATTTGCCATTTTATTTAACATTTTACGCGGATATATCAAAACATGGGAATTCCCATTAGATATTAAAACATCCAGTAAAATAGATATCAAGTCACTCCAGGAAATGATGATAGGAGAGAAAACACTGGATTATTTAGATTATTCGCCTTCCAGTAAAATACTGACTGTTACACGAAACCCGTTTGGATTTAAAAATAAAATCAAAAAAGAATCTGGATATCAAGGTGTCACAAATACTACAAAAGATGCAAAGGGGAAAGAAGAGTTTGAGACGGATTATATCAGCGACGAAGAATTTGAAATTAAACTAATTAAAATATTACATAAAAATAATATTGAAGTTTTGCAAAGAGGTATTAAAATTAAAAACAAAAAGGCGTTACCTGATAAATTGGAGACATTTCAATTGAATTACGTAGATTCGTTAAAATTGGTTAACGAAGATTCATTAAAACGACGCATTCTTGGGTTATCTTCTTATTTCAGGAGTGCCCAAGAAAGTCTGCTTCCTAAATTCACCAAAACATTAGGGCTTGACTATCATATTATCCGTATTCCTATGAGTAACGAACAATTTAAAATTTATGAAAATGCCCGGAAAGAGGAGAGAAAATCAGAGAAACCCAGGACAAAACCGAACCCTGCTGCGGAACTTTATGCAGAGCCTTCTTCTACTTACCGTATTTTTTCGCGATTATTTTGTAATTTTGTTATGCCAAACCGTCCATTACCAATAAATGATATAGCGAGCGCAAAGACAAACGTGAATGCAAAAGGTGAGGAATCTTCTTTAAATGTCGGTCAGTTATTAGATAATGCAAAAAAGATGGAAAATAAGCAAGATGTTGCAGAAGAGGAAGAAGCTGAGATTGAAGGTGATGTAATTCTTGACAAACTAGGAGGACAAAATTATAAAGAAAGAATTGATTTAGCAGTTAAATATATTTGGGAACATTCTAATGATTATTTAACTCCAGAAGCATTACAAACATATAGTCCCAAATTTTTACATATACTTGAAAATATAAAGGACCCTGAACATTTGGGATTACATTTGGTGTATAGTCAATTTAGAACCCTTGAAGGGATTGGCATTTTTAGTTTAGTGCTTGATAAAAATGGATTTGCACGATTTAAAATTAAAAAAAATAATCTAGGTGTTTGGGAAATAGATATTAAGGATTCAGATAAAGGGAAGCCGACATATGCATTGTATACCGGTACAGAAACTGCCGAAGAAAAAGAAATTATACGAAATATTTATAATGGGTCATGGAATTATGTACCTACCACTATATCTGAACAGTTATCCAAAATGGCAAACAATAATAACATGGGGGAAATTATTAAAGTGTTGATGATTACTTCTTCTGGATCGGAAGGTATCAATTTACGAAATACCCGATATGTACATATTATGGAACCTTATTGGCACCCTGTACGTACAGAACAAGTCATTGGACGTGCTAGGCGTATTTGTAGTCATAAAGATTTGCCACTTGCCTTACAAACGGTAGAAGTATTTGTATATCTAATGATTTTTTCGGAAGAACAGTTGAAATCAAATGACTCTATTGAATTGAAAAAGAAAGATTTAAGTAAAAGTATTCCAAAAGTACCCATTACAAGTGACCAGTTTTTATATGAAATATCTGAAATAAAAGGGAACTTAACTTCTCAATTAACAGATGTGATTAAACAATCTGCGTTTGATTGTTTTATTTACTCCAATGGCAAATGCATTAATTTTGCAAACTCCACCAATACAAAATTTTCTTATGTACCAGATTATGCTGAAGAAAAAAATGATGTTCTTGTTCAAACAAATATCAAAAAAGTAGAATTAAAAGGAAAGCCAATTACTTTAAATGGTGTAGACTATGTGTATGTGAGAGTAAATCCAAATATGATGAATATATATGACAAATCTAGTTATGAAGAAGCGATTAAAAACCCCGGGATAAATCCGGTTCAAATTGGCACATTAGAAATTAATCAAAAAGGGGAAAAGGTTTTTCGTCTTATTGGTTAGGTAAATAAAAATATCTATGTATATATTAGAGTATATATGTAAAAATATTATTTTATCACATGGTTCATTTTCTGCTGTAATAGGCTATTTAGGTTTTTTTTCTAAAATATATTATCCAGAATATGATTTAAATAAGATATGGTATGGAGACATGTTTTCTATAAACAATTGGGTTATGATGACTAATAAGTAAATAGAGAATTGTATAAAATCTTGAAAATAAAAAAGTCGTAATGTAAATAAAATATGTAAAAACAAATAGTGCTAATAAATTATAGTTATGTAAGAATACACTTCATACATTGAAATTTTTATACATTATCACTATTTGTTTTTACACGTTGTGTTGGAGTTTTATGTAAGAATACACTTCATACATTAGAATTAGATTGTCAGGTTGTTATGTAATTATAGTTATGTAAGAATACACTTCATACACTAGATTCATCACACATTAGATTCATCATACATTGAAAACTTTTATACATTAATTTTGGAAATGACCATAGACTATGTTATAAAGACATACTTATGATTGTTTCAATAATTGTCTTGTCTTCTTCGCTTAAACTTTCGTAGGTGCAATAGCATACACAATAATTTAAAAAGCACGTATTGTAAATGGTATCGCGTTTATGTTGAATCATCAAAAATTGGTTTTTGTATTTTTTGTAATCCAACGATAATAATAGTTTCAGCGCTTTGTTCCGTATTATTAATCCTAAGTTATTTGAATTATAACTGTACATTCTAGAAACACTACTAGTGTATTTCATATAGGATAAAAGAAACAGGAAGATAAATAATAAAGACATTTTTGAAATTATTATTATATATATGCAATAATAATTTTTAAGTATAATTTATTTCATTTTTATGTTTTTTGTATTTGTTTGGTTATTTCAAGTAATTGATTTTTTATGTCAGTCATTTGTTCTTCTACAAACGCACGTAGTTTGGCTACTTCTTCTTGAAGAGTTTGTATTTCTATTGTAGGTTTTGGTTCTATCAGTTTTAATTTACTAAAGATATTGTCATTTGTATTTATAGGCGTGACATTTGTACTTATATTTGTATTATTTGTATAAAAGGATTCATCTTTGTCTGTTGACCAATGAACATGTTTTTTATTTTCTTGTACATTTAAATTTAAATCAATTACCTCATTTTTATAATGATCAAACTCAATGTTTGTATTGTCAATTTTAATGTATTTTATATTAGAAGGTGGTCGCAACTGATTTTTTTTTGCTTGAAAAGGTTCATTATAATTGTTTTGGATAGTTTGATTTTGATTTTGGGGAATATTCGTTTTATGCAGCATCTGATTATTTATATGCTCAATATCATAGTTTCTTTTTGCGATTGCGCGTTTCATTTCAAGTTCTAGCTCGCTATTTGGAGTATCCTTTTTATCACTAAAATTAGGTGTAGGAGGCACAGGTAATGCCATTGCGTTCATAAATTCGGTTTGTTTTAAATTATAATTTTGTTCAAAATCACTCATTCGTTTCGCTTCAATATCCGAATGGGTAATTAATTCTTTTCTCTCTGGATTATTATTGCTATTATTGGATAAGGTAGGTAGTATACGTTTTATATGTAAAATAATCAGATTAATAAAATGCTTATTTATTTGGATTAAATTAGAATGCTGCGTTTTTTCTTTTTCATAAAAAGCGCCCACATTTTCATTAAACATAAGACCTATTTTTTCTAACATTTCCGCAGACCCCTGTTTTACAATATCTTCACTCGCAACCACTTCCCATAAAAGTTGCAAATTTTCTTCTGTTAAAAAACGATTTACTGATATTGACATATAATATAATTTATATTATATGAAAAGAACTATTTAAATACTTTTTTACGGGTTACAAAGCATCATTAAAATATATTTTTCTAAATTGGGACATATATTCGTCTTTTAATATATGATTTTTTAAATAATATTCGGTAATTTTGTCTTGTAACATGTGCACAATAAAAAATATACTATATATTCCACATTCGGTATTCCCATATTGGTGTTCAACTGGATAATTTTGGTCAAATGTGAAGTGAATTTTATTTTTTAATTGGGTTCCTTGTTCTATAATACGATTTACTAAAAGCATTATTTGAGGCGGAATTTTCTCTCCCACGCTATCAAAATAAAATATTTGACTTTTTTTTATATTAATAAACATGCTTATCCAATGCTGCCCACCACGATAGTGCGGGTCTGTATTGAAAATAATTCCTATTTTGTTTTTTCCTCGTTTGATTTGTTCTGCCAAATTAAAATTACATAATTCTTCCCATACACATGTTCCGTACATTTTTTTGGTATCAAAATCAATTGGGGAAGGACCTAAAAATTCAAAACATTTATATGCCTTTTCGTATTGTTTCATCACTTTCATAATATCTACACTAGATAACCATTCATTTGGTTTTTGTTTCCATTCTTTTGGTGACTCAGGTGCAAAAGAATCTTCCATTATATGTTTATCATCTATTTTACCAAATTCAAGTTTTTGTTTTAACCAACACGACTCTTTATTACAGACATGTTTTAATTTATTATTTAGTATGGTGTGTATTTCTTTCGTGTCATTTGTTTTTATTACACTATCAGGATGTCGTGCATTCCATAAATCTCTTAATTTATATAATGTTTCATCTGTATAACAACTAAAAGTATTCATTTTATGTTTCTCTTTCGGACTACATCGTACTTTTTTAAGTGTTGTTGGCACATGTTTTCTTGTTTTTTTTTGTCTTTTTAATGAATTCTTTATTTTATTTAATTTATTTGTTCTATGTTTATTTTGTTTACTATTTATGGATTTCTTCATATATAATATTTTTATTTTTCTTTTTACAAATTCCTTTATTCTTCAAAAGCGGATTACTTAAATCTATTTCTTTTTGTTGCGGAATAAAAAAAGTTTCTTGAGTAGATTCCCCCTTTTTTACAAATTTATCTAATGAGGGTTTTATTATTTTTATAGAACGCATAAAAAGTGCGTCATTTTCTTTTTTATTATTTATTGACTCTAAGGATTCCAATTCTTGTGTAAAATCTTTTTCAACTTGTTGATAGTCTTTGTACTCTTCTTGTATTATATCATTGTTATCAATAAGTTTAAAATAGTGAACACATGATTTCACATAATTATCAAATGCATATTTTACATCTGGCAAAACATTCAAAGAAGAATCTTGTAATAATAATTCCTTTGTTACATTTACAATTCTTTTTCTATAAAATTTTTTGTCTTTATTGCTTATCTTTTTAGAAATTTTTTGTGCTACATATTTTGCATACTGTTCTTTATTCATTAGGCAATCTAAAGTTATTTGATTAACAAATGACTCTATACACGTGGATTCTAACTGGAATGAAATTGGGTCTGAATTTAATTCAGTTGGCATAATTTATTGTATATTATTCTAATGTAAAATAAATTCACAATTATACATTATTAATTTTATAATCGCATTTATTGCTTTTTATAGTCACAAATTATGTCTCTTATTTGCACTTTCGTAGAATTATGAAACAGATTGGTTCCTACCAAATTAGAGTCTGGATTAGGATTAAATGGGACAAAGTGTTCTTCTTTAAATAACAATGGATGATTCTGTTGAATATTTTGCGGATTTATAGATACTTCATATAAATCGCTTTGACTACTAGGAACATATACTGCCTGACTACATTTTTGCAATGCAAATACTTGATTTCTTAAATCCGATTCCAAATTAATATTTGAAGCAAACCCTGACCAAGGTGCCGTTGCATTTCCTGGATTAAACACTTTAGATACATTATAAGTCGGTTGTTGTACTAATCCGGTGGAGATTTCTTTTCGCGGGTCCACTACTGGAAAATAAGAATATTTTGTCATGACAGGTCTAACATTTATATACGGTTGCAATAAGTGGGAAGGAACATTTCTGCTATATAATTCGCGGTTCTCCTTGTCTTTTCTCTCAGAAACACATTCTTGAGGTTTGATATGATTATCCATTAATGTATATGGATACTATTTTTATTTTTATATTATTGTTTTGTTTTTTTGTTGTTTTGTTTTTTTGTTGTTTTACTTTATTTTGTTTGCTTGCAATGTTTATATAAAATATATAAAAATAATATATAAACATTTATTGATACCTATTTATAATAGAGTAAATTAGATGTGTGGAATTTTTGCTCTTCTAAATATGAATGAATCATCTAGTCAGTTTTCTAGTGACTTTATAAATACCCAGTTTCAAAAAGGAAAACATAGAGGTCCAGAATTTTCTAAACTTGTAGATTTATATAAAATACAATTAGGATTTCATAGATTAGCTATTAATGGGCTAAATAAAAAATCAAACCAGCCTATTATAATAGACAACATAACTTTGATATGTAATGGTGAAATCTTTAACTATAAAGAATTGTACAAAGAGATAAATGTGACTCCTCAAACGGATTCTGATTGTGAAGTTATCATTCATCTTCATAAAAAATATGGCATAGAACATACATTACAAATACTAGATGGTGTATTTGCATTTATTTTATTAGATAATACATTATATGATGGGTTGCATGATTTAACGAGCAAATTATATGTTGCAAGAGATACTTATGGTGTTTGTCCATTATATTATCTAAAAGATACAGATAAAGATAAAAATCATGGTATTTGTGGATTTTCTTCTGAGCTAAAATGTATGTCAGAAATATTTAATGTACTTTATTACAAAAATACATCTGTTGTACTAGATCAGTTTAAGCCTTCTACTTATAGTATGTTTACTTTATCAAGTAAAGTAAATTCTTTATGGGAACCAGTTATAGAAAATAAACCATATATTATTCCTACTTTTGCATATACAACACGATTAAATTATGGTAATGAAAGTGTTTATAGTAATTATTTTGATGAAGTCCATAAAAATATTGCGTTCTATTTGATGAATGCGGTAGAAAAAAGATGTTTTACTACGGAGAGACCTATTGCATGTTTATTATCTGGAGGTCTTGATAGTAGTTTAATTACCGCACTTGTAAATGATTTTTACAAAAAAAACTCTTTGCTTACTCCACTAGAAACATATAGTATTGGATTAGAGGGGTCAGAAGATGTAAAAAATGCAAGATTAGTTGCGAAATATTTGGGGACTAATCATACTGAAATTATTGTTACTGAAAAAGAAATGTTTGATTGCATCCCTGATGTTATTTATAATATTGAAAGTTATGATACTACCACTGTTCGTGCAAGTATTGGCAATTATTTATTGGGCAAATATATATCTACCCATAGCAATGCAAAGGTTATTTTTAATGGGGATGGTTCCGATGAATTATGCGGCGGTTATTTGTATATGAATCGCTGTTATGATAATATTGAATTTGATAAAGAAACACGCAGATTATTAGCGGACATTTATTTGTTTGATGTATTAAGGTCTGATAAATCAATCTCTTCTCATGGATTAGAGCCAAGAACCCCATTTTTAGATAAGACATTTGTTAATTATTATTTATCTATTCCGCCTTATTATCGGTTTCATAAAAATCATGGACGCATGGAAAAATATTTACTAAGAAAAAGCTTTGTTTCTCATTACTTTAAAAATCATTCTGGCAAACCATTATTACCAGACGATATTTTATGGAGAAAAAAGGAGGCGTTTAGTGATGGGGTTAGTAGTCAACAACGGTCCCTCTTTGAAATTTTGCAAGACCGTATTATAGAAAAGTTAGAGGGAAATGATAGTATTCTCAAGATGAGTAAAATTGAAATTGAAAAAGCGTATTATAAAAATATTTTTGAAATGCATTTTCCTAATTTACAAAGCGTGTTGCCTTATTATTGGATGCCAAAATATACAACTGCGCAAGACCCCAGCGCTAGAACTTTAGATATTTACAAATAAAAGTAATAAATGAAAAGCAATATTCAAAAATTCAAAATATATTGTAAAAAATATATTGTGAAAATAGTATATATAGATGTTAGAAGCAATTACAAAATATCAAACACAACTATATGACATTATAATTTATATAACTTACATATTATATTTTCTTATTTTTTTCGGGTTATCATCCAGTGCTCCAAAATATTTAAATACTTTGAATTTTTACGTTCATATATTTATTTCATTCTTTTTATTATACCGATTTAATCCATTTAGAACTATTCAATTTAATGAACTGGATAGAAAAGTTGCATTTAGTGCAGGAATATTTATTATGACTACAAGCACAATTAACGAACTTGTGTTAAATAATTTACATCGTGTACATAAGCTTTTCAATTTTCAAGCACACTAATACTTATATTTTCTTGTTTTATTTGCATATATTCTATTTTTTTTTGTTTTATTTTTAGAAGTTCCTGAGCCCGACGATTGTATTATAGTTCTTGGTTTTTTATTAAAAAAGTCTTGTAAATAAATAAGTATTTGTTTTGATAAGATTTTATCAATATCATAGTCATCTTTTTTCTTTTCTACACACG